AAACAAATTTACTGTATTTACAGTGGTTAAGTACGATTTGTACCAGACAACCGACAAGCAAAATGACAGGCAACCGACAGGCAACCGACATTCTAACGACATTCAAACGACAACAATAGAAGAAAAGAAAGAAGGGAAGAAGGAAAGAAACACACCCCCTATATCCCCCGTGGAGCGGTTTGCAGATTTTGCCGCAGCCTATCCGAAAACCTGCACTGGTTATCTGGCAGAGACGGAATACTGCAATGCGGTTGATGCCGGAGTGTCGGAAGCTGGCCTGATTGCAGCGGCAGAGAATTATGCTATTGCCTGCCAGCGGAAAAAGACACCAGCCCGGTACATCAAGAACCCGGAGAACTTTTTGAAAGAAAACCTGTTTATGCAATACCTGGAAGGAGTGGATGATGGACCAGCAGATGAAAAACATGATCAACGAAATACTGGAGCGCGTGAAAAATCGCTCAACGAACTGCTTGAAGAACGCGGATGTTCCGGATGTTTCGAAGGGTTCTGATGTGTGCCCAGTCTGCAAGGGCAGCGAATGGATTCTGACCGAAAAGGACGGTATTGAAACAGCCGTGCCGTGTAAGTGCCGGGAGCGTGCGATCATGTTGCGGCGGCTGCGGTTTGCGGATATCCCGGAAGCATTCAGGGGAATGGAACTGAAAACATTTCGGATGGATGTGTACCGGGAGCGGGACAGCAGGAAGAAAGTGTCGGATGCCTGCCGGATCATAAAAGCGTACCTCGGGGATTTTGAGAACCAGAGGGAGCAGGGGATGGGACTGTTTATCTGGTCCCGGACAAAGGGCAGTGGGAAAACAAGGATTGCGGCAGGGATTGCAAACGAGCTGATGAAAAGCTACGCAGTCAAATTTGCGGTATCACTGACCATCCTGCAGGAAATCAAGAATACATGGCGGCGGGACGCGGAATACAGTGAGAGCCGTTTGCTGGATGAACTCTGCACCACAGATATCCCGGTCATTGATGATTTCGGAGTGGAACGGCCGGCAGACTGGATCAATGACAAGCTGTACCAGATCATCAATGAGCGTTATATAAACCGGAAAGTGACGATTTTCACAAGTAATGAATCTCTGGAAACGCTGCAGTATGATGACCGCATCACGAACCGGATCAAGGAGCGAACCTACCAGATCGCATTCCCGGAAGAAAGCGTGCGGGATCATATCGCAGAGCTGCATCAGGAGGACATGATCCGGAAGCTGATGGACGGTTGAAACACCAGCGAAAGCAAAGAGCACTATCTGACGGACGAGATCATCCGAAATCAGTTCATTGAGGATGAGCGTTGGGATATTGTTACAGGAGAGGCGGTATAAGGACGCGATAGATATGTAGAAAAAGCAATATATTTTTAATTTGTTGTACTTTTGTATATCATAAATAAACCAGTTATCATTTAATCTATATGAGTAAACTATAAAATAGACGTATTTTCAAGGAGAAAAATAGAATGAACGATTTAATGATTTTTGAAGGAAACGAAGTTGAAGTATTTGAATTTGATGGACAGGTGTTATTCAATCCGTATCATGTAGGCGCTTGTTTGGAAATTGGAGAAAATGGAGTGAAAGCTGCTGTTTCTAAGATGAATGATAAACAGGTAGTTAAGCTGACAAATTCTAAAGTTGCTAAATACAACTTTAGAAAATTGCATAATACTGGGGAAAACTTTATCACAGAAAGTGGTGTCTATAAGTTAGTATTCAAGAGTCACAAGCCAAATGCTGAAAAATTTACAGATTGGGTTGCCGATGAAGTACTTCCTGCATTACGTCAGACAGGACATTATGAGATGAAGAAACAGCGAACAACCAAGAACGTGCATACGGAGAGTTTATCAGCAGTAAATAATGCAGTTAAGATACTTACACCTATGCTCGCGGCGGCTGGATGTGATAGTAAAATACAGCTTCTTACAGCGAAATCGCTCTACGAAAAGGCAGATGTGACACTTCCAATTATGATCGAAGCAGATCGGCAATATTTTGACACGGTACATATTGCTCGAAACGTTGGAATTTATTATCAGAGTTCAGGAAAGCCGGCAGACAAAGCGGTAAATGAGATTATTCGTCGATTGGATATTCCTGAGAATATGTATACAGATACATGGGAGAGTAAAGGAAAATGGCAAGGAACAGTCAGAAAGTATGTTCCAGAGGTTATAGATATGGTTCGTTCTTGGTATGTAGAGCATGGGTATCCTAGAGATATCGAGTATATGCAAACTGATGGACAGATGAAATCATATCATGTAATTTGGCGTAAAGGTGGCATGGCTGTATAAAAATAGTTGATAAACATTAGGCAAACCGAAAATTTGGGTTTGCCTAATTGTGTCGGGAAATATGAACATTGACAATTGAATATTGACGATGGGTTTGTTAATATATCTATATTATTAAGAATTTGGAGAAGAAAATATGTTTGCAATGTTTTTAATGTTAGTTGCTATTGCGGTAGTTGTTGCAGTGTTGTTTTATATTTATTTTAAGTGTATAAAATTGAAAGATTCTATGGCAAGAAAAATTGAAATATGTGGATACTGCATATTGTTGATTCTGATCATATGGGAGTTTGGAATCAAGAACATAGAGATGAACGAATTTTATAATTTGGATTTTGGAGTGATTAAGGAAAAAATTGATTATGTTTTTTATGGAATTCAGAGTTTGAGTTCTGGATCTTCAGTAGATAGTTTGTATGCACAATATGGAACAATAGAAGATGGCAGCGATTACGTTAATATGCAAATGCATTTTGTGGATGTCGCAGAATTGATAATGCAGGTTTTGAGCACATTGTTTATTGCAATAGGGCGATTTCAAGAACTGCGAAAAAAGAAAAAATAGGACAATGCCAATCGTCAAATATGATGGTTGGTATTTTTTTGCCCAAAAATTGAAAGGGGGAATGCATGTGAACGAAAAGGAAGTATTCGAGATCTGCAACCAGATAGACAGCTTCATAGCGGAATATTTGGCAGAGTCCATCGTGATCGGAACAAGCTACGATATGCTGGAAGCACACCACGGCATTCTCCCGATCAGCAGGAATTGCTTTTACAGGAGGCGGAGGATTGTGCAGAGAATCATGAAGCAGAGGATGGGAAGGATTGAGGAGGAGCAGGATGGTCAGTTGAGAATGGTGTGGTAATATTGGTGGAAGGGCTACTTATTCGCCTTTCGATCATCCATATAAAGCGTAGTTGTTCCGTATGGCTCTCTATATAAAGTTTTATCTATGCGACGTACATAATTTTCATGCCCATCATTACGGATTTGAAATTGATAGGAGATAGTTGAATTATTATTGTTAAAGGACAAGTCTCCTTTTTTCCATTCTCCGTTTTGATCAAAGTAAAGTGTGTAAAGAAACATATACCCATGATTGTCAAAATCATGTAACCATAGATAAAATGGATATTTGCATTTACGCATGGTTGAAGTATATGGGGTAAGCCGAAGGTGAGATGGTGGCAGTTTACCTTCATATACGGTGTCTGTTCGGAGTGTGTTGGGTAAAATAGAATCTCTGTAGTATTTCTGAAATGGTTTGATTAGATTATTGGCTGCATGAAGATAGTTATATGCAAGGTCCAGATTGTGATCGGACAGGGCAATACATACAAAATTTCCATCTGAAATAAACGGCGATTTTAAATCAAAGGGGTTCATATCATAAATGGCCACGTCTTGATAGGTTATATTTAAGTTATTGTCTTTTTTATGTGCTTCACGTTTATAATACTGCTCCATTTTAGGGTTTGGAGTATATGTGGATGCGGTCGTTGACTGAACAGTTGTGGCAGAACTTGCAGTGTCTGGTAGTTTGAATAAATTGAGTATTTTTTGCATTATTGACATTGGCGGATACTCCTTTCTGCTATGAGATAAGTGTATTTTAGCATACAAAGAGTAAATCAAAAAACCCGCTTACATGACGTAGGCGGGGGTCAAAATGGTATTCCATTTATCGGATGATCTTTGTATTGAGATAATTCACCTTCAAGCCATTGGTTATATATGTCAGTATTAATTACATTCTCTTGAAGAAGAGTATACATTTTTTGCCAATTTGTAAAAAATGTATTAAAGACAGGATCGTCTCTAACAATAAAATGGATATTAGAAGACGAGTTGACAATAGATGGAGCGACAAGGTTTCGAGTTTCGTCTTTATATTTTGTGGAGCATAGCTTCACAAACATGTTTAAAACATCATAGTATGTGTTAAAATCAAAAGATAAATCTTTTATTTTACTTCTGCCAAGAAGCCAATCAACTGATACATTGAATTTTCTTGAAATACTGTATAGAATATCTAAGGATGGAGTTCTGTCACCCCGTTCATATCCTGACAAGGCAGCTTGTGTTGTATTTACAGATTCAGCGAATTCTGCTTGAGTGAGTCGGAGAGAAGTTCGCAATTCTTTTATTTTTGAAGCTATTATACCATTTGTCATATAGCAAACCTCCTTCGTGTTTTGATATAACAATTATAACAGTTAGCACAATAAATAGCAACAAAAATAACTATGTGAAATAAATATACTATTGACAGTATAAATACAACGTGATAACATTAGATTGTCAATAAGAAAGGAGGACAGATAGATGAAAAGAGTTGTGATTGAACTTGATGATGATTTTCATAAGAAGATAAAGATTCGAGCAATAACATCTGACAGATCAATTAAAGGCTATATTAAAGAGTTGCTTGAGCAAGATTTGTGTAAAGAAAAAGAGCAAACACAGTAACTTTGGCAAGTGAGTGTTTGCTCAAAAGTGAAACCTATAAACTTAGGAATCTTTTTGTATTGTAAGGGATTCTACCAGTTTTTGCAAGGAGGAATTGCAAAATGCAGAATTTAACAGTAATTGAAAATGAATTGGTGCCGGTATATGAGACAAGCACCGGAGAGAAAGTAGTATATGGTTCAGAACTTCACGAAGTTTTGGGTGTAAAAAGCCGATATCGTGAATGGATAGACAGAAGATTTTCTGATATTGATGCAGTAGAAAACGAGGATTTTCAAGCCGCCGAAATTTCGGCACCTTCCGGTCAGAACAAGAAAGACCATATCATCAAACTTGACACAGCCAAGGAAATGGCAATGCTCGAACGTAATGCGAAAGGTAAGCAGGTGCGCCGGTATTTCATCCAGGTAGAGAAGAAGTTCAAGGCAGGCAAGACAAGCAAAAAAGTACAGAGTGCGAAGAAAGAGAGACTTCCATCTGTGAATATGATGGTAAAGAACATCAAGGAAGCCCTGCATGATGCCGGAGTGGATTCCAAGTACATAGCTGCAGAAGTAGCAAGAATTTATTCTGATTCAGGTTATCCTGTTAATGTTCAGGTAATCTCCGATACACCGAAATTGTGGGACTGTACGGGTATTGCAAAAGAGCTTGGCATTTTTTCAGAAGCTGGTAGACCTCATGATAAAGCGGTGAGCGCGATCATTCAGAAGCTGGATCTCTTTACCGATGAAATCGTGAGAACAGCATACAGCCGGAATGGGCATGATGGTGTGACAATGCAGTATAAGGAAAGCGTTTTCCAGAAGGTAAAAGAATGGTTACAGGAGAACGGCTATCCAACAGTCATTGAACTGGAACTTGCAAACGGCAATGTAAATAAATGCCGGGTAGTATACGGGGAGGTGGCCTAGTTATGGATAGAGCGGTATTAGAAAGATACGAGAAGATTCTTGAAATCATGGAGAATGAAAGGGAAAATCAGCCAATGGCAAGCCAGCGGACAAAGGATGGTTATTCTGGGTTTCAGGATGCAATTGAGGAATATGTCAATGGTGTGCAGGAAGATGCCTTTTATTGGGGATACATGACGGCTATGAAACAACGAGAAGGAATGGTGGTTACAGATCCAGAAGATTCGGAAGAGGTACATGACAAGGAACCTATGTATTGTGGGGAAGATTTTCGGCGATATGTGGGATATAGGATAGAGGATGTATTATCAGATGAGAATGACTGCAATGTTCAGATCAAACTGAAAAATACTCATACAAATAAAAGTGCGACAATATACGCAGACAAAGCGTTTGATGGCGAGACACTCTATGTTATGGATAAGTAGGTGGGGAGGAAATATTTATGAATGAAAAGCTTGACGAAATGACGAGAGAATTATTACTTGCGTTTGATGGCACTGATCCAAAAGAAATTGATCGATTGAGAAATGAATGGCTTGCAGAACTTGAAAGCAGAAAGTCGGAACTTCAGAGACCTGATAGAGTTGTTGATTATGTCAATGCCATATGTGATGTGGCTATTGAGCGGGCAAAAAGAAGAATGAAAGTGGCATAAAATTATTAGAGAGCTTAGAAATAGGCTCTCTTTTTTCTTGGTAAATCATTCTTTTTGAAAGACTGCATTTCTGGCAGTAATATTTGCCAGCATGTCACTCAGTACCACCAGATCGGCGGCGAGGATGGCAACCTCATCATCTGATAGGCAGTTGGCAAGCTGACAGGCGAGTGTTGAAAGGAAATAAAGGTTTGAACAGTTTTGCATGGGATCACCGAAGTTAATTTGTATATTTTATGCAAATGGAGCGGAAGTGATTCATTTGGGACGCTCTATGATGGAGAGGACGATAGATTTGTCGAAAAGTATGGATATTGAAAATTGAATATTGGCGGTTAGTATGGTATAATTATTCCATTATTTTTTACAGAGGAGAAAAAATACATGTACGATGATTTATATAGTGAAATGATAGTGTTTATAACATTGGCTTTGTTAATTTATGCCTTAATGATTCCAATATTATTAAATGCAGATGATAAAGTTAAACATATAAAATGGAGTGCTTTAGGTTTAAAAAATGTTTTGAAAGGGTGTGAAAAAAATGATACAGAGAGAATCTCGAAAGAAGTACAGTTACTATATGATGAATATGTACAAGAAAAGCCAAGTGCAAGAAAATATTTTCCAAATGTTATTATATGGCTCGATACTATTATTTTGAGAATAAACACTGAAGCAAAAAGCGTAAAGTGTGTTTCTGAATACTATGAGATATTAAAAAATGTGAGAGAATTTTTGAATGAAATGACGCCTTATAGTAATTGTACACAATATCAACAAAGCATTTTGAAGGATATTGGTGATCTAGGGACTAATGAAAACAAGACAATTATAGATAATATCCTTGGAAGAACAGAAAGCGAGTTTTTAAGGCTTGAAAGTGATATAAGAAAAAATAGTCGTTCTAATAGATTATCATTAATGATAGGAATATTAGGAATTGCTATATCGATTTTTTTAGCAATAATAAAATTTTAGATTCTTACCAACCGTCCAATACGATGGTTGGTATTTTTTTACGCAAAAATTGAAAGGGGGAATGCCTGTGGACGAAAAGGAAGTATTTGAAATCTGTAACCAAGTAGACAGCTTCATCGCGGAATATCTGACGGAATCCATCGTAAAGGGAACTTCGTATGACATGCTGGAAGCACACCACGGCATTCTCCTGACTAGCCGGACGCAGTTCTACCGGAAAAAGCAGAAGGTAAAAAATATTTTAGAGAAAAAGTATGGACAGATCGTGGAAGAACAGAACGGACAGTTGAGGATGGTGTGGTAAACACTAAAATAATAGTTAGTGTTGATTTTTATAAATGGAGTGATATAATTAGAAAAAACTAATGAGGAGGGGGAAAATGAGGGAAGAAAATCAGGCAGATATTGAATTTAGCGAATCAGATGATATTTCTATATTAAATTTGGATGTGGGACAATTTTACAAAGATATTGAAAAACAGTTGAAAACTATGTTTTGGGCAAATATGGTTGTAAGTATCATTTCGTGCGTTGTGTTGCTCGTTGGAATTGGTTTGGTTTTGGAAAATCAAGTTTCTGCAGGAACAATAACAATCATAGGAGGCGGTTTGACCGAGTTCTTAGAAACGGTATTTATTAAACAATATAACACTGCATTAAATAGGGTTTCAGAGGAATATAAAAGACTGTTGTTTTGCAATAATATGAATATTGCATTAAATATGGCTAAAAGATTGCCTGTTACAGATATGCGTGGGGAAGAGTTGCGTTATTTAGAAATAAGGGAGATATTACGACCACTTATGAACGATTTTAATGGAAACCTAAAATAGAGATTTGATAGGGGATTCATTGTTGGTACGGATATATTTTACCTATAGTTCATTAAAAACTATCGAATAGTAATAGTTTATTTAAGTGGAAATATAAATTACTGGAGAGGACACAGAAATGTGTCCTCTTTTTCATGCTCTAAATTGGTACAAATCTACTAAATCCCCATGTTAAAATTACTATAGAGTAGTAATTGAACGGGGAGGGAGAAGAGTGGAGAATGAAAACGAACTGAAAAAGGAGTATCTGCGATCATATACACCGGCGGTCAGTGCGGCGCGACGGATAGAGGAAGAAATCGAACAGCTGAGAGCGGATAAGATGGCACCGGCGCTTGTCATGGATGATATGCCGCATGCACATGATCAGAAAGATCTCTCTGACTATGCTGCAAGGCTGGACGAGTTGGAGCGCAAGCTGATCAAGGCAAGATATGAGCGCATTGATCTGTATGCAGAGATATTTGCAAATATTGAACGTTTAGAGGATGAGACAGAAAAGGCAGTATTGACATACAGATACCTTCGGAGACAAAGCTGGGAAGAAATCTGTGTGAAGATGGGATATCAGTGGGCACAGGTTCATCGGATTCACGCCAGGGCATTGAAACATTTCAATCCGACTGGTGGATATTATGAGATTTTGGTCAAAAAAATGA